GGTTATTATTTGCAAGTAATTTGGAATCGTATAGGGCAAATAAGCGAAGTATATCATATTGATTTTTCAAAGGTTAGGGTTAGTAAAGATTTAAGTTGCTTTTACGTAAAAAATGATTGGTTAGATTGGAAAGAAAAGCCGAGAGAATACCCACAATTTAGCACACAGAATCCAACAGGTAGTCAAATTTATTATAAAAGAGAATACAACCCAACGAGCGAAATTTACCCGTTGCCGTCTTATTTTCAGGGGTTGAATATGATTGAATCCGACATTGAAGTATCGCGCCATATTTTAGGAAATGCAAAACAGGGGTTTGTTGGTAGCACGCTTATAAATTTAAACAACGGCGATCCAATTAACGAGGAACACAAAGGAGAAGTTGAGAAGGGTTTATTAAAGAAATTTACAGGCGATAGTGGAAAGCGTGTTGTTATAATGTTTAACAAGTCCAAAGAGAATAGCGCTGATATCCAGAGTTTAGGAACGACGATGCTCACAAAAGAGGATTTTACAAATATTAATAGTTTAATTCAACAGGAAATATTTGCATCGCATCAAATTACATCGCCTTCATTATTTGGTATTAAAACTGAGGGGCAATTAGGAAGCAGAACGGAAATAAGGGACGCTTACGAAATATTTAATAATACATACGTTGCGGAACGCCAAGATGAATTTAACCAAGTTTTCACTGATTTTAGAAACTTAAAAGGCGAGGTTGGGGAGTTTAATATTGTACCATTAGAGCCGTTAAAGTTTGAATTTACGGAGTCGATTATGGTGGCTAATTTAACGCAAAACGAAATCCGTGAATTGATGGGGCGCGAGCCTTTGCAAGTTGGTCAAGTTACATCAGATGGCGCAACGGCAGTTGTAGAGCAACCCGTTCAACAAGCAATAGAATTACCAGCATCAAACGACGCGATTAAAAATTTAAGTGGTCGTCAATATCAAAACGTAATGCGAATTGTTAGGCAGTTTGGGAATGGCAAACTATCAAAAGAACAGGCGGGTTTAATGCTTAAAAATGGTTTTGGTTTTACTGATAACGATGTTAATGTTTTTTTAGGTTTAGACGATAACCCATTAACCGACGACGAAGTGCAAAAATTTTCAATGAGCGAAGATGATAGAATGATTGAATATTTTGAAAGTTGCGGTACTTACGATTTTAACGAAGTTGGATTTGATAGAATTAATTTTGAAGAGGATTTAACTCAAACACAAGCGAGCGTATTGGATTTAATTACAAAGGATAAGAACATAACACCCGAAGTAATAAGCCAGAATTTAAAGATTGATAAATCTTTAGTTAATGAAATTTTAAACGATTTCATCAAAAAAAAAATAATTTCAGTTAGTGAATCAAAAGTAAATGAAACACCGAAATATAATGTTTTAAAAACAGTCAGCGAATTAGGGGGTAAAGCTAAAACGACTAAATTATTTATAAGATACAAATATGATTGGATAACGCCTTTTAGCGATAGGGATTTAGTAACGAGTAGAAGATTTTGTGTAAAGATGCGCGAAATGTCAAACGCTGGTAAATCGTGGAGTCGTGCAGATATTGAAACATTAAGCGAGCGTTTAGGTTATTCAGTTTGGGAGCGTCGCGGTGGGTGGTACGGAGATAATTTTTCGTGTAGGCATAAATGGTCATCAAAATTAATGGTAGCAAAATAATGAGCAAAAACATTTTATTCATAACCGAACAACTTTTTAAAGATCGCACAGGCGCGAGTAATAACATCGACGGCAAACAAATTTTTCCAATGGTTAAAGTCGCTGGCGATATGTACATTCAACCCGCGCTCGGCAGTAAATTATATCAACGTTTACAGGATGGGGTTGTAGCTGATAACCTTACAAACGATGAAAAAACTTTGCTCGATTATTACGTAACCGATGCTTTGGTTTGGTTTACAATGTCTTTGCTACCAATGACAATGGGTTTTCAATTATTTAGTAAAGGATTTTTGCAAAAGACCGCAGAAGAAAGCAATACGCCTTCGCGTGGCGATATGGAGTTAATTGAGCAAAAATATAAATCAATGGCGGAGTTTTATTTAACTCGAATGATTAAATATTTACAGGAAAATTATACTTTATATTACGAGTATTTAAATCACGGTAGTGGATTGGACGTTATATTTCCAGAGGCTCAGGCTTATACTTCGCCAATCTATTTAGGGCGCGATTACGTGCCTAATACACCGCGTTGGGTTAATGGTTCAAGTAGTTACTCTATCCCGCAAATTGCGTATTATACAGCCGTAGGAAACGAAGCCACATTTAATGTTAATGATTTATACGGGCGTACGGTTTTAGTCGCTACACGATCGGGATTAAGCAAAATAATAACAACCGCTCCAACAAGTAACAGCGGTTATATTCAAATCAATGGAAACGTAATTGTTTTGCCTACGGGCGATATTGCAATGGCTGGCGAATTATTTACATTTTTATATAGATAATATGAGCAAAGGTTATAAACAAGAGTTTATAGACAAAGTAAAAAAGAAAAATGACATACAATCAAATAGTAACAAAAATTCAGGCGCTGTTGCAAAGCCATCCAATGATAAAAGAAACGAGGTTTGCAAGCCCATTGGAGTGGTTAGGTTGGGTTAGTCATCCGTTATTACCTGTTGCATCGTATGTAATGGACACAGGAAATTTTAATGTTGGACGCGAGTTAATTTATCAAATTCAATTTTGGTTTATTGATAAGTCTGGAGTTGAAGGCGAATTTGAAACTGAGGTTGTAGGGAATATGCACAGCGTAGCAAACGATATAGTAATGGCTTTAAGACAAGATAAAACAATTAGTATTGATACGTCAATAAGTTGGACGGCGATAAGTGAAAAATTTGAAGATTATTTAAGTGGCGTAACAGTAACATTTAATTTAACAACGGTTAGCGAATTTAACAACTGCGATTTCCCAATATGAGAAAATTAATTTTATTTTTATTAGTGTTTGCAAGCGCGAAAGTTAGCGCACAAGTTTATCAGGAAATGCCACAATATGGTTATCGTGCAAATAGAATGGCGTTTGATTCTACTTTACAAATTCCAACGGTTTGCGGAGTGCCTACTTTAAAAAGTGTTGTAAAAACAAATAAGAGCGGAGCGATTGCTTACGATAGTTGCAACGCTAAATTTTATGTTTATAATCCTAAAACTTTGACGTGGTCGGAAGTTTCGGGCGGTGGCGGTGGCTCAACAGATACGACAAGTTTAAGCAATAGAATAAATTTAAAATTAAACATAAGCGATACGGCTTCGATGCTTAATCCGTACTTACGCAAAATCGACACGACAAATAAATTTGTAAATAGGATTACACGAACAGAGGGCAAAGATTCAATTATTTATTTTGTTGGTGCTAATAGGTTTGCAATTAAAGATAGTGTTGGAACTAATCCTGCCCCTGTTGGATATTATGGAGCGTTTCAAGATACAACAACACAAACCGCACTTGTTACAAATACTGCTTATGGTGTAAAATTGGGCGTTACTGATTTAACAAATGGTGTTACAGTTGCAAACAATTCAAAAATAAAAATAGCAAATGCTGGAATTTACAACATACAATTTTCTTTGCAATTAGAAAAAACAGGTGGTAGTGGCAATATGATTGCAGACATTTGGTTAAGAAAAAACAATGTTAATTTAGCGGGAACAAATGGAAAAATTGTATTGACAGGAAGTGCAAATGCATCACCAGTTGTTGCAGCTTGGAATTATGTTATAGCGGTTAGTAGTAATGATTCTTTGGAGTTAATGTGGGCAACTGATAATTTAAATGTTAAAATAATATCCGATGTAGCAACATCACCACACCCTTCAACACCATCTGCAATTTTAACAGTAACACAACAAAGTGGAATAATGGCAGGTACGGGAATAAGTCCATTAGATACTGCAAATATGTTGAGCCCTTATTTGCGTAAAATAGACACTTTAAGTTTAAGCAATAGAATAAACCTTAAATTAAATATTGCCGATACTTCAACAATGCTTTCAAAATATTTAAGGAAAACAGATACTGCAACTTTAAGCAATAGAATAAATTTAAAATTAAATATTGCAGATACATCAACTTTGCAACCTAAATCAATTCAGGCTTATTCATTTTTAGGAAACAATACTCCAGCAACGGCAAACGCAACGGCACAATATTTTAAAGATACATCAGGCACTTATACCGGTACAATTACTTGGGGATCATCAGCTCCATCAGGTGCAACA